ACATTGAGCGGACCGGCTGCCGTACCGATAGCGAAGGCGGGATTGAGCTGGATAGTGCTGAGAGGGAGATTCACCAGCGTACCGAGATTCCCGTTGGCTCCGAACGTCCCGACACATACCCCACCGTAGTAAACGTACAGAGTAGGATTGCCTCGACCATCGTAGTAGAACCCGATGGAGGTCCTGGCGCTGTTGACCGCGACAGCAGGGGAGGGGAGTGCGACGGTGGTGGTACTGGCGGCTGCGGCCTTGATCACGATCTGCCAGGCAGTGCCAGCTGCGGCCTTCGTGAAATACACACCATCGGTTGTGGAAGCAATTGTGCCCTTGATGACCCCGACCACGTAGTTCGGGGCGGACGTATCCGCCGGAAGGACTAGGCCAGCCTCGAACCAGAACTGAAGTCCATTGGCACTCGACGTTGCGGGACTGAAACTGAATGCTCCGCCGGTCAGGACGTTGGACTGAGTACCGGACGTACCCCAAGTGAGCGCCATTGCGCCGCCGAGAACGCTTGTCGAAAGGGCTGTACCTGAACCACCACCACCGGCTACGACTGCCCAGTCGCCCGCGGCGTATTGGAAGAAATCGTTTTGGTAGATCACGAGATTATTGCGGTCAGGAACAGGCAAATTCCCGGTGGGACTATTGATCCTGTTATTCGTAACGCCGTTGGCAAAGCGAGTGGGATTTCCCATTTGAAACTCCTTACGTTAATTGATTAACGAGTCGAAGGTGACTCGTAAGGGTGAACACGATACGACGGGGTAACGCGATCACGCTACCCCGCCTACCTTACTTACGGACCATTCGATCCATAGACTGCTCGTGGATCAACGGCACCAGCCGAGTAACGCTCATAGCCCAGGGCCAGTGCGTTCTTCGTGCTGAAGTCGTTGTCCTGCTCGAACGTGATGCTTTCGCGCTCGAGGAACAGCATACCCTTACCCGTCTCGACGTTCGTCCGAACGAACCAGGCTTGTGGTGAGGTGAAGTAATGGTTCAGCTTGATCCCCATCGGAAGGGCATTGGTAGCGTTGATGACGTTGATGTCATTGTTAGCGTTGCCCGTCTGGTAGGTCGACTTCAGGATGCGGTTGGCATTGAACCAGTTCGCCGGAGCCACATGCAGACTCTTGGGCATCAAGTTGATCAGCATACCGCGATCGTCAGTTGCTTGCATGATCTGGATCAGCATGTCTTCGAGAGCCGCTTCGCTCAGGTCAGCATCGACGGTGAGTTTGTTCGAGAAGGTGCCGCCCGAAGTGTTCGGATGGTCCGTCGCGCACAGAGCCTTGCCGTCCGCACCGAGGTAGGACGAGGAGAAAGCGCGATTGTAGATATTCGCGCAAACTCGTTCTTTGGTCTGCCTGAAAGCCCGTGCATTGCTCGACGCGCGAGTCTTGCTGACTTCCATGTACAGGTTGTCCTTCAGCTCTTCGTGCGTGACGATGTAGCCGAGGGCATAAGCCACATGCACGAAGCGGGTCGTCGGACCTTGGGTTTCCGAATCATACTCGGCAGCCTTGCCTTGCGGCTTGACCGGAGCGAGGCCGAAGCCCGTGATCTGGACGAACTCTTCGTACGCCTTGTCCGAAGTATCGGTGTCGAACAGATCCGTATACTCGGTTACATGATCCTGGTAAGTACGACCCCAGAACCCCTTCACCCCCGGCCACAGTGCCTTGGGGTGGTTGCTAGTCATAATGACGCCAGCCATGATTTACTCCTTAGACGCCAGCGGTGTTCGGACCGCCAAGCTCGTGTTGGTTGAAGATGACGTAGACCTTGGCATACGTACCCGGAGAGGTCAGGTCGTTGTCCGGACGATTCGGTGCGCCGACGATCTTGAGCGGAAGAGCTTGAGTCGTGTTGGCCGCGGAACCCTGGGCATAGCTGAGGGAATTGAAGATCGGGGCCGACGGAGCTGCGCCAACGTACAATGGGCAGTTTTTGTTGAACGCCGTTGCCGCGATCGTATCAGCTTGTGCTTCGAACACAGTCGTCGGATCGTCGCAGACCCATACGAAATAGGCCTTGGTCTTGGTGGCCGGGATCTGGGTGATTCCGAGACCATCGGGATCAGCCCCGAGCGGGGCGGCTGCATACGCATTGCCAGCGTTCGTACCGAAGCCGACGATGACACCGCGGCTATTGCCAGACGTAGTAGCCGCACCACGAGTGCCGACGAGAACAACAGAGGAAGCGCCCGAGACAACATCACCACCTGCGAGAGACGCAACAACATCCCCCACATTGTAAGCATTGGTATCAGTCGACGGAATGTAGTACAGCGTAGCCGCACCATTCCACGGGGCGCCATTCAGACTACGTACGGGACGCAGACCGAAGGGGGCGGAGGTGTTTGCCATAATTGGCTCCTTAGGATTGGGTTATATTGATCTTGGAGTAACGGTTCTCCCCGGCTTTTTCTTCCAGGGTTCCGCGCTTGATCGCCGAATCGAATCGGTCGACTTCACTCTGAATCAGTTGCTGGTCCTCAGCGTAAAGCTCATTCTCGATCTTCATGAGATAAGCGTACATTGCAGAACCATCTTCATTCTTCCCGACAAGACGCTTTACTTGACTGCCGTCTTCCGGTGCTTGAACTTCCTTAGGCTCGACGAAGGTATAACCACCGCGTTGGGCCTCCTGGATGCGACCAGCTGAATCGTTTACCCAATGAAGGTGATAGCCTTCCAGCTCCATCGGGACAGACAGCTTGGTTCTAGCGACGCCGAACGGGATTCTCGATCCACGCTTCGGTCGGTCTGCCTGTGTGCGAACCAGGGGAGTTGTCGAATTCTCTTGTGTCATCATCATTCTCCGAAGTAATCGCGAACGTATGCTTCGCGAGAAGGGATTAGTTTTTGCTTCACAAACTTGTCACATGCTTTCTTCGCGTCGTCGGGAAGGTCTGCATATGTCTTACCTGTGCTATTCTGTCGGGTATCACTACTACTTCCCACAGCATTCGGGCGTCTGCTGCCTTCACTGCGGAAATGCTCTGGAAAATCCTCCATTACCCGACTCTTTACTGTATCGAGGAAATCGCGGCCGGTCAGATTAGGTTGTTCGGATCTCACTATATCTGCATAGCCATTCGTGATGGCACGCAGTTTTGGGTTCGAAGTAAACCATTTGTTCTCACCTACCCACTCAGTCCAGATGGGATCAGGTTGATCGGGTTGAGGTTGGGGTTGACCTTGGAACTGCGGCACCTTCGGGGCGTCTCCAAGTTTTTCCAGCCGCTCTTCAATCTCGACAACAAGTTCTCCATCATTATCTCGCAGGGCAGCTTTGCGAGCATCCTGCAATTCTTTTCTTGCGCGCTCGAATGCGCGGGTTTCCGTCTCTTGGTGAAATTTCGCAAACTCAGTGATGGTTTGCTGCATCTCAGCGAGAGTACGATCTCTCTTGGTAAGCTCGTTGCGGAGCTTATCGAGGTCTTTCCGAAGGAACCCATTAATACGCTTTCCTTCTTCAAGGAACTCATCGGCGGGTTTCCAGCGTTCAGGCGGACCATCGAACTCTTCAGCGGGACGCCAGCCGAATAGACGGGCTTCCTTTTCCGCTTCTGAGGGGGCAGTCAAACCAGACTCTTGTTCTCCCACACCATCCAGGATTTCTTGCGTCATGACTTTTCTCCTTCCAGGACGCCTTTAACGTCCAGATCATTTATCAGACGGTACATCTTTCCGTCCGATCCTTTTCTCTCGGTGCCAGAGTAACGTGCGAACACTACTCGATCACCGACTTGACACCACGGTTCCTTCTGGTCAGCGTATGCCGTATTGCCGAGGGAGATAACGGTTGCTTCCGTCTGCCCCATCTCTTCGCGGCGTGTCTGCGAACCAGTCGTAACGATGATACCACCCTTCGAGACTTCCTCGACCTCCAGCGGAAGTACCAGAAGCACATGACCAACAGGACGAATTCCCGCGCTCATAACTTGGACTCCAGATCAGCCAGATCGAGATCCAGCAGCAATGCAAACGCTTGCCCGCGACCGATAGCTTCAGAGTTCATCTGGAGTGTCTCGTATGGTCCGGGACCAGTGAATGCGCCATTAACCCAGTCCAATTGGAGCTCCGTTACTTTGCTCTGCAGGTAGTCCAATACCGCCTGTGTTACTGGGTGGGTTCGCCAATTGTTGAAGTCCTCCTGTGAGGGCAGCGGTGTCTTTACTCGGGATTCCATTGTCTAGCTCCTGTCTCATCTTGATGCCATCAAGGATTATCTTAGCTGACTTCAGCAAACCTTCCTGGTGTGCTTTGGCAGCCCCTATCTGAGCGTTGAGAAGGGCGATGGCGTGACCATTCTCTTCGCTCTTTGCTTCGGCGAGTAGCTTGATTGCACTCGCACGGAGTTCTTGAATCTTGGCTTGGTTCAACTCGACCTCGCCGAGGAGTTCCATGGCGGCCAACTTCATCGTCATGTTGTCCTTGTTGGCTTGTGTCTGGGCCTTGAGCTGGGCGACTTGAAGTTGAAGCGGAACCGGGGCGGGAACTTTCTCCGGGCCAGGGAATACTTCCTCGATGTCGGTAATCTGAAGGGCACGGAGGAATCTCCGCTCCACAGCCGCCCGGTCGTAGCCCGCTGTCACAGCACTCGCCTCGCGGAGGAATTGGGCTTGCTGAATCTTCTGGGCGTCTGATACCATGTTTGGGTCTGCGGAAGGGCAGATACTCTTCTCGCTTTCCTGGTAGTCTTCAGCCAGTACTTTTGCGGGAGTAGAGGAGGCAGTGGCGTAGTACTCGACCGTGTCGTCCAGGTAAACTTGATTCAGCAAGTAAAGTTTGCGGAACTCTTCTTTCATTGCGCGATGGAGACGCTTGAAGATTCCGATAAAGACTCGTTGACCTTCCGCGATCATGTTGCGAGAGGTTTCGGCGGGGGTGTTTTGACCGGGATTTACGCCGACTTGCGGGTCAGTCGCCCCGGCAACACGCTCGCCGTAGTTAATGAGGAGTTGAACCAGGGAAAAGAGGACCGTGCTTGGCGCCTTGACGTCGAGCGGCACAACATTCTTCCGAAGATCGTCTCCCGTAGCATCCACTCTCTTCCATTCGAACGGACGGAAGCTGGTATCCCCCGAACGAATCCGCGCCCCGCGACCAAGAAATCCCCCTGCCGTGTTGGAGAGAGTTCCAGCGTCAAGTAGTTGATTGATCAGCGAATTGATTGACTCGTTCAGGGGACCCAGCAGAATTCCGAAGCCGAGATCGTAGATGCCACCGTCAGGAGAGGGGATGAAGGGATACTTCGTGAAGTAATTCGTGGCGCGAATGAAGTAGATCTTTCCGCCTGAAGTCCGCTTCACGTCCTTCGTGACGAAGCGAGCAACAATCCGGCAGAGATGGCCGGTGTCTTGCCGCACGGTCACGACGTAAGGTTCCTTGAAACCATCATCATCGAGATCGAGCCAGCAATGCTGCTCAAGAAGCATGTAGGGGGTTTCGGGATCATCGCCGGAAGGAGTAATACCTTGCGAATTTGCCTTCGCCTCGTCCAGTACATTCTCGAAACCATTGTAGACGGGGGGAGTCTCGGAGGGAGCCTCACAATAAACACCTTGACGCTCCTTCCCCAGTACTTCATTCGCGCTTAACTGCAGTACGTGGGTCACACGACTGGCTGTATCGAGACTCTTTGCGAAGTAAGGGATTACCAAGTCCTTTGCCAGGATGTTTTCGCTGACATTGTGGCCGAGATCGGAGTTGAAGTAGGATTTCTTGAACGCGCAGCCGATAATCGGAACCGTAATCAGGACGCGATCGTGGCTATCTTCCCAGTTTTCGTCCTCTTCCAGGACTTGATAGCTCATATGGGCGGCTACGCGGGCGGCACGAGCGGCCTTCCGACCATCTGGATCAGCCCCAAATGTCTGGCACTTCACGATGTCGGGGCCAGGAACCATTGCCGGGTATGCGCGGGCGTGGAACTGCAGTGCCGCAACCGTAATCAGTGGGAACTTCACGTTCGCTGCGCCGACCCAGGGGAAGGATTTCTCCTCCGAAACCTGCAGCGCGAGATCCAGCGCCATCTTCATCTTCTCTTCCCACGCGGAGCGGGAATTCAGATCGAGCGTGTAGCCAGAAATAACCTCATCTGCGATGTTTGCTCTGTCGGTAGTCGAAAGCAATTTCGCAACATTTGTGCTGCGAACTACTTCTGTCAAATCCAGTGCGGCCGATACTCTCATCTTAATATCCGGTTACGGCCGAGCGGCCTTGAAGTATTCTAGGATCGTGGCGACGCATTTCGAGTTCCTCTTCCTCGATAAAGTCATCTTCGTCGGGATCAGGAGAGGCTTCGAAACCTTTCACCAGGATCGCGGTGGAGTCGAATTGGTCATCCTGCAGGGCGTCGCTCGTCCCGGTGAAGCGAAGATTCTCAGCCTCATATGCCGGATACCACTCTGCCTTTTTATCGAACAAGATTCCGCCCGCACGATGCCGTTTCTGGTAGGGCTTGCCGCGGGTCGCTTTGTCCTTCACCGGGTTGATGACCAGGAATTTCAGGTACTGATCACGATCACGCATCGCCTGATAGATCGTCGATTCGAGCGCGTTCCAAATAACCCCACCCTCGACCGTGAAGTGCTCGGGATTCCACTTCTCGTCGATCTCGAACATCTTCTCGATCCATTCGAGCGCATCCCAGCGACCAACGTGCTGATCAACGACGCAGATTTTTCCGGTCAGCATCTTGCCGCCGACTGTAAAACTCGTCCGGTTCGCCCGATCGAGCTTGCTCACCGCGAAATCCACGCCAACACTGTAAGACTTCTGTGCCCAGTATTCCTCTTCCGTCATAGCGAGAAAATCATCTTTGCGAAGATAAGCATCACTATTATCGAACGGATCATTCAGATATTCCTGGCTATATCCAGCGGCATCCCCATCATCAATGAAGGCCTGTCGTATGGAACGCAGACGGGCTTCAGGAAATTGCTCCGGCCACAGGATGTCAGTAAATTCACTGAATGATGTATGAGCGCGAAAGAGCTTTGTGGACCAGGTAGTAGCTCGTAGGAGCCGGGAAAGGAGGGCGTCTTCATGCAGGATAGTGCCATGCATACGAACCAAGCCACCACGACGACGGCAAGGAAGCAGGGCGCGATAAAACCACCTACGGAATTTCTTCCGCCGATCATAGTTTTCAACTTGTTCGTCCTCTTCTAGATCGTCGCAGATGATTAGGCCGGGACGCTTCCCGTTCCATTTCATCCCGCGCATCTTCTGACCAGCACCCTTCGCGATGAAGCGGGCTTGGTGGCCATCCAGAAACTCGACGATAATATCGGATTTGGAGTCTGTGACTAGACCCTTGATTTTGAACTCTCGAATGAGATCCTCGTTCTCGCGGAGTTCCTTCGCAATATCAGACATGTGGCCCATTGCAAGTTCTTCCGTCGCGCTCACAATCACGATGTAATCTTGAGCGCGGAAGAGAGCTGTAGCAAGGCCGTAGTTGTGGGTAAGAGCAGTACTCTTTGCGTGTTCCCGAGGATCTGCAATTGCGGCAAGCTCAACACCCGAGCAGTAAAGTTTCGAGCAAGCCC